CTCTAGTGGCAAATTCAGACACCACAGAAAATCTCCTTAATCAAGATTTCAGCACATGGTCTGGAACAAATACAGCTAGACATGGCAACAACGTAGTTGCAGGTGTTCATGGGCAATACGTAGAATCTACTATATCACTTAACAAGGATGCAGGTTTATCTAAAGAAGTTATTAATAATGGATTTACATCTACACTAGGTGCAGATATTTGGTTCTGGAATAGCTACGATCAAAGTGTAGTTATGACACAAACCCTAGTAGATGATAATGGTAATGTAACAACACAGTCTAGGACTATAGATAGACAAGATGGATACTTTAAAACCTATACAGATTCTATCTATATAGACTCTTTTACCCAACAAGATTATAGTATTTCTGCCAAATTTTCGTTTTTTGAGGAATCTAACTCTCCATATCACTATGCTGCAGACTTAAAAAATCCTACGTTATATATTGAATATGATCCTGTAGTTATAGATGCAACAACACAAAATCAAATTGCAGAGATATACGAAGATATAGTTGAAGTAACATTCGAACCTGACTTCGAAGTTTCTTCGTACAATGAACCTATATTAAATGAAGTTATCATCGAAGAAAACTTTGTAGAAACATTCGAAGAACCTACAGTTGAAGAACAATTTATAGAAGATACAATAGTCTTATCTAACGAAGTTATAGAGGAAGAAATCTATGAAGAAGAAGTTGTCGAAGAAACAGAAAGAGATACGAGAGTGGGTGAAGATACAGGAGGAGCTGTCGAAACAGAACCAACAAGAATATCTGAAAGCACACAAGACGACAGTAGGGGTGTTGAAACCGAACTAACTATAGAAGAAATATCTATAAAGGTAGCAGAAAAGATAAAAACAATAGATGGTCAGCTTAAAGCAGTACAAATACTAACTGCTAAAGCTATGCAAAAACCAAGTAAAATCAATAAATATACACAAGTAAACTCAGACATATTTATACAACCAGAATTACAAAGTATTGATATAGGTACATATACAAACAATACTTATGTTGATATTAGAAACATTTATTCAAATCAATCTTATGAGGACAGACTATGGATTTCAAGACAATAGCAGGAATATTAGGGCTAGTTATTACATTAGGTGGTTTGTTTGTACAGGTAGGACAGATTTTAAACAGATTAGAGGTGGTTGAAGCAAGATCAGTACCTAATATCGCCCCACTAGAAAAAGAATTATCAATACTTAGAACAGAATTAGAGGGCTTAAAAGCTAGAAATAGTAATCCTTTAATGCGATGATAAAGATAATTAAGTTCTTATTAAGTAAGGTAAGAACGAAATATCTAAGACCTGAACTATCAGTCTTAGAATTTATACTTATATTGGTTATGTCATATTACATCACTAGATGGATATATGCTTAAACTAATAGGAGATAACTATGAGTGCAAATATTCCCTACACAAAAAGGGAAATGCAAATCATCAAAGCAATCCATGCGATTGATCCCAAAGCAGAAATCAGCATTAAGTCAAGAATCAATAATAGACTTGACTATAAATATGGTGGTATAGTGTTCTTAAATTGTACACCGATAACTTGGGATGAAGTTATGGATAAGATTGATGAAGAAGAAAGAAGACCTTATTAATCGACCAAGTCATTATACTAAAGGTATAGAGACAATCGAATACATAAGATCATGGGATATGGATTATGTTCGTGGGAACATCGTGAAATACGTTACCCGATTCCCTTATAAAGGCACACCTATACAAGACTTAGAGAAAGCTAAGTGGTATCTCGAATATTTAATCAAACAGGAAAAAAACAAATGACCATACATAACAATGGTGGCAACCTTAGTAGGGTTGGTATCATACAAAGAGATGACGATGGCAATGCTTTGCGTTGTCCTCATTGTAAGTCTGAGCATTTAATTAAGAATGGACATGATGGTACTGAAAGGAAAGTAAGAAGATGGAAGTGTAAGACTTGTGGAAAGAAAACATGTCATCCAGAAGTAATGAAAAACTATGAACTAGAAGAAAGAACAGAAACAGATTGGACTACAGAAGAACTAATTGATGCAAGAACGGAAGTCTTTAAAAGAAAAGATGCCAGAGAAAGAAAAGATAAATTTATAAACATAAAAATAAAAGACCCAAAACCTATAGGTCTTTACATACAAGGCGACCCTCATGTTGATGATGATGGTTGTGATTGGATATCACTTAGAAACCACATAGATATCGTTAATAAGACAGATGGCATGTATGCTTGTTCTGTTGGTGACTTGTCTAATAATTGGGCAAGACGTGGTAAGTTAGCAGGATTATGGGCAGACCAAACGACCAATGGCGAACAACAATGGCAGTTAGTAGAATGGTTAGTTAATGCAACACCTTATATATTTATCGTTGCAGGTAACCATGATATGTGGGCTATGGAGGGCGATCCGATTAAATGGATGTGCAAACCATTGAAGTCTGTATATTCAGAACATAACGCAAGACTTAAAATCAAATTACCTAAACACGAAATAAAGGTAAATTGTTCTCATAACTTCAGAGGACATTCTATGTACAATACGGCTCATGGTATTGTTAAACACGCATTGTTCAATGCAAGAGACCACTTACTGATAGCAGGTCATACTCATGTATCAGGATATAGTCCTATCAAAGATGCAAATGGAGAAGGGAAAATAATGCATTGTGTGCAAGTTGGCTCGTATAAGAAGTACGACAACTTTGCAAGACAACTTAACTTGCCATGCAAAATGATGTCAGCTTGTGCTGTTGCTGTATTTAATACTGAACTCACAGAAGATCATCCAGACTTTATTAAAATATTTTGGGAAGTACAAGAGGGTGCTGATTATCTTAATTATTTAAGAAGTAAGAAATGAAACCAAAACTAGTAGTCATTAATTGGGAAGATGCAATCACCCCAACATCTGGGTGGACAAATATAAAAGAATTAGAAAATACATTAGCTGACTGTATATCAATCGGATTAGTCGTTGAAGAAAACGACAAAACTATAACTCTTGTTAGTCACATCTCAGGATCTGATACACAAGTAGATATAGATGGGAGTCTCGTATTGGATAAGTCTTGGATTAAATATAGAAAAGACTTACCTTTACCTAAAGAGACAATTAATAAATTAAAGATATGGTTATTGGAGAACGCAGATGCCCAAAAAGATAAGTAAAGAAGACGAACAAAAATTTATAGATTATTACCTAGAGGGAGAGACAGCAGGTAATGCAACACAATCAGCAAAGAAAGCAGGATGGACATCCAATCCAACACAAATGGGTTCATATCTCAAAAAGAAATATGCTCATGAAATCAGAGAGAAGAACGAAGACAGAATCACATCAACATCTGGACTAGCTATTACAGTCCTACAAGACTTACTTAGATCAGAACAAGATGCAGTTAGATTAAATACAGCAAAATTAGTTTTAGAGATGGGTGGTTTTAGTTCTCAGAATATAAATCTAAATGTAGATAAAGCACAAAGTAAAACTGATGCTGAGTTAATTGAAGAACTACAAGGTCTAGTTAGCAAGATTCCTGCTCTAAAACCTAAGTTAGCTATGATTCAGGACAATACAGAGGAAGAATCAGGCGACACCCCTGAAAAGGACTCTACAATGGACGAGAACAGACTTACACATTAGTAGGTTATAATCGTACCAGACACCTCATTTAAATTGGATTATGGCGATTCTAGGGCTACTTTTTTTACAAGTTTTGGCTATATATGATACCAGAACCTAAAATTGCCAATCCAACTCCATTCACAAAAGAAATCGGATGATCTTTAGTTTTGATTCCGACAACCAACCAACCTAGCACACCTAAAAACTGCACATAAAGATTCATTGGATAGAAATTAAAAGATGTTAAGACTAACCCACAAGAGAGGATGAGTGAGCTAGTCCATTTTAATTTGTTCAAGCGTTTTCTCTGTATCTACTATGACTGGTGTTGATTCGCCAACATACGCACCTGTAATATTATAAGCAATATAATCTAAGGCATCTTCTTCAGACATGTCTTGTTTAAGCACATCTACTATCTTCCAAAGATCATAAACTAATCTTGGTTGGATTCCCTCTTGCACTCCGATAATTGCATCATCAAAGCCATCTATTTTTAAAATATCACTCATCACCAATCTTAGCTAGTCCATTTCAGTTTATTTAATTGGATAAGGATACCCTTGTCTCTTTACTCCCTTTACACCTCTTAAAGTATAAGCATCTTTTTTGCCGTTATATTTAAGTTTTTTAGGGGTTATTTTATTTTTATTTGCTTTGCATGATTTTTTCATTATTCATCTCCTATTTTAGCTAGAGCATTAATCTCAATGTTCTTTACAAACTCTAATAGTTCCATGTAAGGTTTTTTAAATTCCATATAATCTTTTTTATCCATACCTAAAAACTCTGGTCGATTATCATCATCATAAATGAATTGTCCTGTACCCTCACAATGATAGCACTTGTCTATACTGTTCTTAGATTTCACTACACCTCTGCCTTGACAGAAAGGGCAGACAGTCATAATAACTTCTCTCAATGATAAGTTGATAAAGTTTCTAATTAGATATTTATCCCCTCTTATTTCTTTTGGGTTTATGTGTTTGAAGAATATTCCACAAACATCCTCGTAGATATCATCGAATACCAATGATCTCGCATAGTTGTTGTCTGTGTATTTCGCCATGAGAAAATCGTATTCTCTGTTGTCCAATCCCCTAGTTCCTAAAAAGTGTGAAATATCTTCAGATGTTATTGCATCGTGATTACCACTAGAGAGTTCATAGTTCATAGACTTTGCAGTCAGAAGTGATAGTAGATCAGCTTTCACGTTTCTTACCTATCTTTTTCCTCTCTTGTTCTACCTTTGTGCCTATTGATTTCAAATAGTCATCACCATGTAGTTTGTATTGCTCTATCATATAGTATTGTAGATTAGGATTCAAACCCCAAGGGAAATGAGTGTCGCCAATTCCATTAGACTTTGGCTCTGCATCCTCTATTTTATACAGTATCTTGATATCCTCATTAGACCATCTCTTAGTTCCATCTACGTTTTTACATTCTAAATCAAATGCTTTAGCATCGAGTCGTGTTAAAAACCAACCCATTATATTCTCCAAATTCTATATCTATCGGTTGATAATTTTCTAAAACTTAGTGCAACCTTTTTCTTCCATGCATGTTTTCTAACAGAATTAACGATTTTGTAGTTGTCTACTACAAATGAATCTCCCTTATCCATATCCAAGAAAGCATCAACATATTCTTTATACTTACAAGGTCTACCATTGTTTACTATCGGTATATTTTTCTCAATTTTTATCATTAATAATTAACCTCTCACTTTCAATTAATGTTCTCATTGTTTTGACATATGCCTCAGTCCACATGTCTCTACGTTCTTGTTTGCTTAGATTCTTGCCATTATCCATTTCATAATGACACCTGTGGCAAAGAGCAACAACAAGGGAATCAGGTGCTTTTAAACCTATTCCCTTACCATGCTTAGATTGGTTTGAGTGACAGGCACATACAGTCCCATCACTCGCACCACAATGCTGACAATCTAGTTCTCGCATTAGTTCTAATAGTTTTTTATTTCGATACATAGTTAAATATAAAACACATCATATGGTTTTATTTTTTTTCTAGGCACTCTTATTTCTATTCTCTTATCACTTTTTTCAAACTCTTCTGGGTAAAATTCCAACATAAACATAGCTAAATATTGTATGTTTCTTTTACCCATGTTGTACATATTCTTTAAAATATAGTTACTAGAATGACTAAAAAAGAAGTCTTTCATCTCCCCAATTGTCTCTAAGTTTTGTTGATAAAATGCATTAATAATACTAATAGATAAAAAATCATAGAGTTTTAGTTCAAATAAAAACATTTCGTCTCTTTGCTTTGGAGTTAAAGTAGACCATTTGACCTTGAAATACTCATAGTTCATAGTCTTTGTATAACTTATATTACCTTTGTGCCATGGAGCTTGTATTTGATCAAAAATCTCATGCATTTTTTGTTCTTCTGCTATCTTTCTTCTTTTGGCAGGTTTCATTACAACACCAATGACCAAAAGATACTAATAGCTGATACAAATATAACTGCTTTAACTACATCAGGTAGTTGATTACAAATCTCTGTGATCTTGTCTATCATCTTTTTTACCCTCCATCATTTGATACATTCTTTCCATTTCACCATCTATGCTTTGTTCAACATGCTCAATAGATGTATCACAATGTGATATAACACCATCTAATACAACGTGCATAGTTTCATAAACAGTTCCCTCTTGACTGCCTGTTTTGTCTAGCTTTTCACAATATGACTTTACATGTTTAAATGCTTTTGCCATTCCTCTTAGTTCATCTATACTCATTGTTTTCCTCCCATTTATTTAATTGATTTAGAACATTTAACTGTTCTTCTTGTCTTTTACCATGTGTTTTACCTCTAAGTAAAGGATTATCTTCTTGTATCTTTCTTCTGGCTCTTGTAACCGATTCAGGTTTAGCAAGATATCCAAGTCGCATAACATCAAGAAAATCCCTCGATCCTACATAGTCTTTTTGTTTGAGTTGTACATCCCAAACTAGAGATATCAACAACGTGTCATTATCTCTAGTCATAGGGGAACGATTTAATAACTCAAAAACTATATCTTTGTATTTTAGTATATTCATACCCTCTCCTATTGTTTACCCTTGTTTTTTCTTTAATTCAGCTTTCCACCAATCAGGATATTGTCCTGTTTTTTCCTTGATAGAGTTTGCTCTATGTTCAAATCCAGATATTTTCCCATTGATTACATCTTCATAATATCTAACTTTTTCCATAATTGACTTGATTAAATCATACTGTGATACAGCATTTTCGTAGGGGAAACACCCAGTTTGATGTTCACGAGCATCATGTACAGCATCTTCTGAATTGTCAGCTACTTCTTTAACGACTTTTAGTTCAAGTTTTTTTATGTAATCTATTAACTCACTTAGATACATATTTTCTGCTTCAGATTTAGCTAACATATTTCTTAGCTCATTACTTTCTTTAACTATTTCAGCTTTTGTTTTCATTTTAGTCTCCAATATTAATTAACCTAACTCACCATAGAGTTTTTTCTCGCCTCTTAGGTTTGCTGACTTTGTTCTAAACAAATTACAGCTTTCTAAGATGCTCGAAATCGTGTGTCTAAGTGCTATGTATTTTTGCTTTTGTTCTTTAATCAAAGGAATGTATTTGACTACATCTTTGTGTGTTTCAGCAATAGCTTCTCTTTCTTTAATTGTTAATCCTTGTTGTTTGGTTTCCAGAAATACAGTAGCTTTAGTGGTCTTTTGCATAGCCACAAGATACTCATATTCACCCTCAGCAATGCCAAGTTCTTTACCCTTTTCTCTTAATTCAATAATTGCTTGTTCTAGCTCAGTATCATGTAGTCTAATCATTTCTTCTCCAATAGTGTTTTCTTAGCTGTAGGTGGTAGATTTTGTATCTTTTCTACTGATTTCTTGTTCATGTATAGATCAATAAATGTTCTCTTTTTAAACTCTAATTCCTTAGAAGTTAAGCGATTCAAGGATAACCCACCCATTCTTTCATATATTTCTACTGCTAATTTATCATCAACAGTCTTTCTGTCAAAGAATTTCTGCCAAGTTTCTTCTAATTGTGAATTATCCTGTGATAAATACTTCATAATATCTGATATCTCTGGTCTCCACCTGCCACGTTCAACGCTTTTAGTGTGTTCATGTAGACATCTGACTAGACTTTCTATGTCATATTCTTTAAAAGCCAAGTACCAAAACCTTTTCTGATCGTTGTTTAATTTAGGTTGATTTGGATATAAATTATCCATCATTTGATAAAATCTTGTTAAATCTTCATTCTCCATTGTACATTTGCCTCTTTTCGTGATATTAATAAAATTTTTCTTTACAAGTATTTAATTACTTGTTTCTTTGTTTTGTTTTTGTTTGTTTTTATTACAAACCTAAATAAAACCACTTACTGATAATAATACTATCATATATTGTTTACAATAGTACTAATATTTCATATAATTGTCTCTATATAGTAAATGGAGAATAATATGAGTAAAGATAATTCAAGAAGTGAGTTTGCTGATAAGTACAATCTTAAAAAACCTAAGAGCAAAGATGATCGTGATGCTGATTTTTGGTTTCACCAACAAAGTCGTAATTGGATCATTTTACATTCAGCTTTAGAGAAAGTAGCAGGAATCGAGGGAATAACCTGTAAATTTCATGATGTAGAAAGCAGATATGATGTGTGTGTAGCAATCAAATGTATTGCCACTAAAGGCGATATGGTCATAGAGACTTATGGGGAAGCAAGTCCTCAAAACTGTATGTCTAAGTATTACTATGCAATGGCAGAGAAAAGAGGGTTTGATCGTGCAGTCCTTAAGATTCTTAATGTGTATGATTTGTTTTATTCAGACGCAGAAATCGAGCCAACACCTAAACCTGTTAGCAAGAAAACCAAATCAGAACAAGACTTAGACAATGCGTAAGTATTACAACCTATCATCTAGCCAATTTATTGACTATTTGGGGTTTAACAAATACATTAAGGGTAAAGGCAGTCATGGTAAGCGAAATACACGACTTCAAATGGATATTTTGGGTGAAAAACCTGAAATGTCTGACTTTGCCAAGCCCTTTGCCGAGTATGGTCGAAATAATGAAATAAATGCCCTTAAATCGTATGCTGATTTTAGAGGTAAAAAAGGTAAAGACTTTTATTTTATCTTAGATAACCAAAAATCCTTTGAATTGCATGATTTTGCACAAACAGAGAAAGGAATAGTCAGTCTGTCATCAACACCAGATGGCATAACTGACTGTTTTAAAGTTGTTGTAGAATGTAAGGCAGGTAAGTTAGGAAAGGATATCTATACCTTAGATGAAATAAAATCTAAGTATACAACCCAGATATTCGGTCAACAGTATGTACTAGATCGGTTGGGGTATGCACCAGAGAAGACACACTTTATTAATTGGTGTCCACACAAATTCCAAGTCTATGAAATCGAGAGAAACCTAGAATATGAGGAATATCTTGAACAAAGACTTATGGAATATGCTTTTGCTTTGTTATCAGAGCAAGAGTTTACAGAAAAAACACAAGAATTTGTTGTAGATGACAAATTATTTAACTTAATACACGAGGTAGACAATGGCACAGAATGATAAGCAATTTAGTGAGGGTTTGTATTTTAGCGAATCAGACCAACAGTTTATTCACATGAAGATAGGGATAAACAAGAAACAGTTAGCAGTATTTTTAAAACGTGAGCTAGGCAATCCAAACGAATGGATAAATATAGATGTTAAGAAAGCCAAGAATGGTAAATTATATGGCGAGATCAACACATACAACCCAAAAGACAAGCTGGGTAGCCAAGATAAGAAAAATATTAATGATATTGAGGCAATATTTAACGACAAAACAGACGTACCATTCTAGGAGAGAAATATGGAAAAAAAACAATCATGGGCTCAGAAAAATCCACAAAGGATAAAGGAACACAAGAAACGATATTATGAAAAAAATTTGAGTGCTTGTCGCAGAAGATCAAAAGCTCAAAATTTGAGGGGTAAACTCAGTTATTTATCCTTGACCGATGCTCAAAAGAAGAAGATTGATGCTGAAGTAGAAAAAATACTTGCATCAGATATATGATAATGTTTATAAT